GCATACAGTATATATCAAATGCGGCTGGCCGGAATTGAACCGGCAAAGCAGCTATGCCGCTGGATTTTAAGTCCAGTGTGTTTACCAATTTCACCACAGCCGCATTTAATCTATTCTACCTTCAAAAACTCCAGCACCTTATCAGGAGTGCTTTCTACGTAGGGATCATCGTCAAGTCCTAGATTGTTGAATCCTTCTTCAACGAACATCTTTTCTACTTTTTTGTTGTTCACTACCATTGCATAACGCCAGCTGCGCATGCCAAACCCTTGGAATGGTTTATCTACCAGCATGTTCATGCCACGTGTAAAAACACCATCACCATCTGGAATCATTTCTACTTTTTCAATACCAAGATTTGTAGCCCAAGCGTTCATTACGAAACTATCGTTGACACTCATACAATAGACTGCATTGATGCCAAGTGATACCATTTCATCGTAAGCTGCTTCATAAGCAGGTAACTGTTTACTGCTGCATACCGGAGTGAATGCTCCTGGCAGTGATACTACGACAACTCGCTTGTCTTTGAAGTATTCATCTGTAGTTGCATCATGCCAGTCTGGACCCATCCTTACTCGAAAATTCTTTTGTGGTACAATCATTTGTTCTCCTATGTGTGTGTTAAAGTGTTTCTAGATGTGCTTTCAGTTCGGGTAAACCACCTATAAATTCACCCTTGACAAAAAATTGTGGCACATCTTGCGACTTTGTGCCAGACATCAGTGCTCCAAAGAGGTGCTTATCGCAGTTTACGGTAGCAAATTTGATACCTCGCTCTTGCATAAGTTTGGCTCCTTCTTCGCATTTTTCGCAATCTGGATAGGCTACATGGCGGAACACCACTGAACCTTTAATTTCTAATTGCATGTTTTCCTATTTGGGGATTGTTTGTAGAACCTGAGCAATCCTTTGCTGGCCCTACATGTCTACAACTTGCTTTGCGGGCGCAGGTCCTACTGAGTATTTACATTTCTAAACTAAAATTATATTGTAAATGATAATAAAACCAATGTCAACCATTTTTTATTCCCAACCAAATGTTCCTGGCGGTTTGTGTGTAATATCATAAAACACACTGTCTATTTCCTCAATATTGTACAATTGGTTGACAATCTCATCTACAATAGGCCAATCTATCTTAGCAAATTTTGCTGTCATCACATCTCTTGAACATACTGGACGGATAACAACGCTATCCTTATCACCATTTATGCTGACAGGTAATAAAATAGTTAGGTGTTGGAATATCTTTTTCATCCATTTGTGTTTTTCTAAGAGTTGTGTGATTACATGATCTGCTTCTCGTAATAGGTCTAATCGTTCTTGAGTGCAGTGTGCAGTACGAGATTGCCAAGTAGGAAAGGCATGATGATCCTGTGGAGGCAGATATGTGACTACTCTGTTGGCATCAGCTAACTGGTTTGTAATTTCAATTGATTTAGTTTCAAGACTTTGCCAATCCTTTTCTAGTTCAATAACAACTGGCTGAGTGTAAGTTCGCATATCACCTTGTACACCTACAGAGTCAACAGGCAATCTTGTTTTATATTTCTTTTGTATCCTTTGATCTGTGCACAAAACATTAATAGATAATCCTGGACCAGGAAAAGGATGCCGATATACTATTTCTTTTGGCAACCCTAATTTATCGCCAAGGATCCTTGCTTCATCTTTATATAATTCTTTCAACGGTTCAACAACCAATCCCTTACGGATAAATTCTTGTACACCGGCCACCCTATTATGATGTGATTTGATTACCTTACTGTTTCGTGTGCCGCCTGATTCAATAATATCTGGATACAGAGTACCCTGTCCTAACATCCATTCATCAGGATCCAATTCTAATTCACTGATAAATTTTTCTCTCACTTTGAGAAATGTTTCACCAACTGATTTACGTTTCTGTTCTGGATCTATTAAACCTTGGATAGCTGATAAGAAATCTGCACTGTAATCTCTGTATTTTATATTTGTATAACCAAGGCTGTCATATGTAGCACGGATTTGGTCGCCTTCGCCTTTACGCATAAATCCATTATCTACGAAAAGGCCAAGCACACGATCCTGGCCGATACTTGCGTTTAACAATTCAAAGGCAACTGTGCTATCTATACCTCCACTTACAAACAACAATACCTTTCTTGTACCTACCTGTGTTTTAATTTTTTCAATGGTGTCAAGAGAAAAATTATCCATACTCCAATTTCGTCTTGCCTTACAAATTTTTGCAAAGTTTAACAATATATGATAACCGTCCTGTGTATCCGAAACTTCAGGATGAAACTGTAAAGTATAGATAGACTTTTTTGTGTGCTGTAATGCAGCAACTACACCGTTGTTGGTTTGGCCAATAATATCAAAATCTGGTGGAATATTTGTTACAGTGTCAAAATGACTCATCCAGATTTGACTGCCTTGTCTTACTCCTTCCCATAGAGGACTATCTTTTACTTGAGACAAATTAGACTTACCGAATTCAGTGTTGGCCTTTTTTTCAACTGCGCCTCCATAATGAGCAGAAATCAGTTGATGGCCAAGGCATATTCCTAATATTGGTAGTTGGGTAGCAAATATTTTATCAGTCAATCCTGATAAATTGGTGCCAGGACCTCCGCTTATAATAAGGCCTTTGGGATTCTTAAGAGATGATGCAGTAAAATCTTGATCGATTATTTCAGATCTATAGCCTAACATACGTAATCGTTTGCTGATTAAATGTGTGTATTGACTACCCAAGTCGATAATATAAATGCACATATCATATTTATAATAGGAGGCCTCCTAGCGTGAACTAGGAGGTTAGGAGTGGTTTTTGGCGGCCTAGAACAATCAGCCTTTAACCGGAAGGAAAAATTGGACCAAAAACCGGGGTTTATGCAAATTCATTTACCCATTCAATTTCATCAATATCCCAGATATCATGAAAAGGTACAACGAATTGTAATCGACTTGATTCATCGATCAAACGCACAAGACTATTAGCTACATCGCGCTTGACAATAATTCCAAGTGATTCATATTTTTTATTGTGTATGTGTTTGTTACCAGATAAGTTAGGAGTAGGATTACCATCACCATCACATGCCGTGGTAACAGTAAATTTACAGGCATAACTTTTACCTTCAATTACTTCCTTGATGTTCAACATTAGATTTTAATTCTTCTTGGATTTTTTGCAATAATTGTAATGTCATCCTGTTAGCTTCAGCTAACATTTGCTCTCTTGCAGGGTAAGGCATAATGAAATTATAAGTGACAAAGCACCCTATAATAAAACCTATGGTTAGTTTTAACATTTTGACTTGTAGTTTTATTTATCAGTTGAAGTGGAATTTTCATTCCATTTTAAAATTTCAGTGTTTCCAGCACTGTCTATCCTAGTCTTTAAAAATTGTTGATCAATTAGAGCTTCTATCACAGTATCAACTACATTTGATCTATAGGACCTTGTTAACCAAAGTCCAACAATAGTACCAACGACATAACTAGCAAATATTTCCAACATAAATTATTTAGTGACTTCATTAATGTTTGGATACCATTCCCAATCCTCACCACACTCATAGCAAGGATCACTTTGGGTATATCTAGAATTAGGAGAGCTAGAAGGATCTAAGCTAAGGAGATAATAGGTAGAGGCATAAACAATTAGTATTGCTAACATGTTATCCTTTTAAATTAAAGTTAATTAATTGTATAAAGTCTATAGGCGCCATAGCCAGGTATTCATTGTCAGATAAAGAATTCAACTTGTTACACAATTGAGACGCAAGGTCAAATGACGGAGCTTGTGTAATAAAGACACTGTGATATTCATCAAGGATCGTGTACACTCCATTGTCGCACTGGTAAAAATCAAAACGCATGTTTCTCCTTATTTAGCTAGTATATAATCATTTAGAATTAATGTCAAGCGGAAACTTATAATTTTTTTTTCTATATAAATATTATAGCGGAGAAAAATGTGCTTATAATAGAAATAGATGAAGACTTGATAGATGAATGGAAGGCTAGTGCCAAATTATGTAAAAGTAACACACCCATTTCTAAATTAGGTGCAAGTGCAGCGGCAAGCTGTAAAAGTCAAGGGTACCGAGCGAGATCAGGAAAGAAAAGTCATAAGGTTGGTAAGTCGAGACTTACAGTTGATGGGCGGAAAATAAAAGGAGCGGCATATGGTGGACCATTGCCGGATTATAGCTAATGTTTGAAATGTTGGAAAACAAAATTTTGATATCTCATCCTAGTTGTAACAAGGACTCCTTATTTTATAACACCGTGATTTTCTTATATCAGGATCGACCAAACCAAGGGTCACTAGGCTTTATATTAAATAAACCAAGTAAGTATACAGTTGAAGACATTTGCAAAGATAAAAAGATAGAGTTTAATTGTTCATACCGTCCACCAGTTTATCATGGTGGTCCTGTAAATCAACAATCATTATTGATGTTACATTCAGATGATTGGGCTAGCCAGAATACCGTCCGAATAAGCGATAAATTATGTATCACTAGCGATAATTTCATGTTAGAAAAAATAGGAATAAATGATCAGCCTGCCTACTGGAAGATAGTTGGAGGATTATGTGGGTGGGCACCAGGACAATTACAAGCAGAGTTGACTGGTAAACCTCCATATCAACCAAATCAAAGTTGGCTGATAGCTAATGCAACCGATGATGTCCTATTTAATAGCACTGGAAAGACAGCATGGAAAAACGCATTTGATATTTGCAGTTCACAGTTATTTGATCGCTATTTATAATCAATAAATATAAAAAAAATATTTTTAAGGATATTACATGAGAAAGTTACTTCTTACGTGGCTTTTCGTCTGGTTTTTAATACCTACAGTATCATCACAAGCCGAAGAGCAAATTACAAGACTACCACAGCTAATGGACTGTGGTTCTGTAGCAACCATTGGCAAAAGACTTTCGGCAATAGGGCAAATGCCATTTTTGCAATCTGATGCATCAATGCAAATACCTGCAAAAAATCAAGTGCCAAGAATTATTTTTGGAGAGGTTATGATTTTTATGAATCAAGATACAAATGCATATAGTATGGTATTCAAATTGCCAGATGATTTAAGGGCTAAGGGAGGTCCCGACTTGTGTATATTTGGTGTAGGTCATAAACTTCGTCCAGCAATGTCTCAGCCTGCTATAGAGACTGCTTACTAGAAAACTTTCTGTAGGGCTTTGATTAATTCATTGATAAGGCTGTCATCGTGTAATGGAGTTGGAGTAAACCGTAATCTTTCTGTGCCGACTGGCACCGTGGGTGCATTTATAGGTTGCACATAGATATTATGATCATTTAACAGATCATCACTTATTTTCTTACAGTGTGTAGGATTGCCTACCATCAAAGGAATAATATGGGTTGTAGCTGCAGGAAATATATCAAAATTTAAATCCTGTAAATGATTTTTAAGAGTCTTTGCTTGAAGTTGTTGGCACTTACGTAATTCATTATGATCCATAACATATTTTATGCTTGCAAGAGCTCCTGCACAGATCACAGGACTTAGGCTGGTTGTGAAAATAAATCCACTTGATAAACTCCTTATGCAATCTAACACAATAGAATCACCTGCGATATATCCTCCCTGCATGCCGAACGCTTTCCCTAAGGTGCCATTAATAATGTCTACATTATCATAGAGTGAATATTCTTCTAACTTGCCTCCTCCTGTTTCTCCGTAAAGACCAACTGCATGTACTTCGTCTATATAGGTAACAGCATTATATTTTTTTGCTAAGTCGCAAATGTCAGCCATTGGAGAAACATCCCCATCCATGCTATACACAGATTCAAACACAATGCAAGATGTGCCTGATGTTTCTTTTAAAGCCGATTCTAAATCACCCATATCGTTGTGCTGCCAAACACGTTTGGGAGCCCCACTGTGCCTTATCCCTTGAATAAGAGATGCATGATTCTTGCTATCACTGAGGTATGTTAGGTTGGGAATGATCTTGGGTAAGGTGATTAGCGTCCATTCATTTGCAACAAATGCGGACGTAAACAAAAGCCCTGCTGGTTTTTTGTGCAACAAGGCAATCTGTTTTTCTAGTGCAACATGATAATGGCTAGTACCTCCAATATTCCTTGTACCTCCACTGCCAGTGCCTGTTTGATCTAGTGCAGTGTGCATAGCATCTATAACAGTTTTATTCTGTCCCATGCCAAGATAATCATTACTACACCAATTTACTACAGATTTAATAGCGTATGGACCATACCATATTGCTTCAGGAAATTTATCTTTTTGCCTAACAATATCATTGAATATCCTATAACGTCCTGAGGATTGTAAATTATGTATCGTGTTATGAAAGTGTTCTAGATCAATCATAACGTATTTAACTAAATATTGACATCAAGGAAACAGTGTGAAGCAAGTACTATTTGAAGAATTTAAAGAATTAATACCCCAAGGACGGTATAATTTGATAGGAGAAATTGGCGTTCACAAGTGTTCAACCGCAAAACAACTTATATCACATTTTTACAATGATAGTAAATTAACATATTATGGATATGACATATTTGAAGGACGAGTTGACAAAGCATTTCATAAATCAGAACGAAACGGAAAAGGTCCTTGCTATCTACAGGTTGCAACAAACACATTAGATAAAGTAGTAGAATGGTATCCAAACCTAAGATATAAACTTTTTCAAGGTTATACGCAGGATACACTTAGAGTAACAGTGTTTGATTTTGTTTATATTGATGGAGGTCATAGCTACGAAACAGTAATGCATGATTATGCGAAAGTAAAAGATAGCAAAGTGATAATTTTTGATGATGTTCAAATGCCTGCAGTTGCTAAGGCTGTTCATGAAATCCAAGATACTAGGCCTATAACCTTCAAAAAAAGTGTAAGCAAACATCTATGGGCTGCGATATACAATTAATCCACGTAAAACAAACACGGCTAAATATAGTATAAGGATATGATATGCGAGCAAAAGAATTTACTATTAATGTACCTATAAACATTAAGATTAATGGCGATGGTGACCCGGAAATAGATGTTGCGGGTCAAACACAGGAAGATCCAGAACCAGAAGATGCTGATCCAATATTTGTTGGACCACAGCAACAACAAATAGAACTAGACAAAGTATCAAACGGCAAAAAATCTATCGTAGGCGCACAATTAACAGATGATGCAGAAGAAGACGAAGTTAATTAAGGATAAATTATGTCACTATACAAGGTATGGGCATCTTATAAACCTACTGCTGTAGCTGCGAATTTTGTAGGTGATAAAGGCGATATTTTCTATGCTGAGGATGGAAAACTTAAATTAAGTGATGGTGTGACTCAAGGTGGTGTTAGTATTATGACTGATAGCACTGTGAATATGGATAATCTCGAACAGAATATTCAACCAGCAACTGACGATACATATGATTTAGGATCACCTGATGCTGCTTGGCAGGCTTTATATGTCAGTGACGATGGTGGGTTATATGTTGGTGATCAACAAATTAAAGTTAATGCCAATAATCAATTAGAGTTGCCTGCTGGAACACAGGTCAAGCAGGCAGACGGTACTCTTAAACCTGTTGGAAATACTATTGATCCATCACAGATTGGCCTACAGGTGTATGTTGAAACTCTGGTAAATACACAAACATCAAATGCCCAGGAGGGCGCTCTGCTGCAATTACAAAGTGGTAATTGGACTGGCACGAATACAATCGATACACAGGCTGGTGAACTGGTTATCACCGGTGGAGTATATTAAGGAGTAATAATGGCAACCAAAATTCAAATTAAACGTACTAATACAGGTGCTATCCCATCTAGTGTAAATTCAGGTGAATTAGTCTATGTGTATAACGGGACTGGTACTGAGACTTCTCACAAAGAAAAATTATTTATTGGTGATTTTACCGGACAAAACTTTCAAGCAGTAGGTGGTAAATTTTTTACAGACATGTTAGATGTTACTGCTGGTGCAGTGACTGCTGGAAAAGCTGTTGTTTTGGATAGTAGTAAAAAAATAGATGAATTCTCCGTTGATAATATTAAAATAGATGGAAATTCTATCACTACTACCGATACCAGTGGAGATCTTAGTCTTTTGCCAGACAACGCTGGATTTACGATTATTAAAAATCCAAAAATTAGTATAGGAGGCGTGATAACAGAATTGACTGAATTTGTGCAAGACAATTCAGGTGGAACACTTACACAAGATGCAGGTCAAGCAATTGACATAACCTATAATGATAACCTCGGCACTACTACGCTTGGCATAGCTGCTGGTAAAGTGGGTACCACAGAATTAGCAAATGGTAGTGTTAATGCTGCAAAATTAGATGCAGATGCCGTAACAACTGCCAAAATTCTTGATGCAAATGTTACAGGAGTTAAATTAGCAGATGGTGCAGTAACCAGCGCAAAAATTGGTACTGATCAAGTTGACAATACGCATCTTGCCGCTAACAGTGTTGATGCAGAACAAATCAAAACCAATGCAGTGACAGGTGATAAAATCGCTGCAGGTGCAGTGGTTGGCACAAAAATTGGTGCAGATGCAATTGATGATACAAAAATAGCTGATAATGCAGTCAAAAACGAGCATCTTGCAAATGATGCTGTAGGCACATCTGAAATTGCAAACCTAGCAGTTACAGGAGCAAAGATTGCTGCAACAACTATTCAAGGCACTAACATTCAAAACGGAGCAATTGACTCCACACAACTTGCTACTGGCTCAGTAAGAGGTACAGATAGTGTTAATGGTGCACAAGAAATTGCAGCATCAACAATTACTGCGGCAGAATTAGCAAATAATGCAGTAGAAACAAATAAAATTAAAGATGGAGCTGTATCAGCTGCTAAACTTGCTGATGCAATCATTACCTCAACACATATTGTAAACGGCACTATTGAAACTGCTGATATAAAAAACAATGCCATAACTTCTGCAAAAATTGCTGATGATGCAGTTGATACCACAGAAATAAAAAATGATGCTGTCACAGAAGCTAAAATACTCGCAGGCGCTGTTACCCATGTAAAATTAGCTACTAATGCGGTCGAATCTGATAATATAAAAGATGGTAATGTTACACATGCAAAATTAGATGCTGCTGCTGTGGAAGTTGATAACATTAAAGATGCTACAATAACAGGTACAAAAATTGCAGCAAATACAATTACCGCAACCAATATTGCAGGCAATGAAATAACCGCAGCAGAGATTGCAGCCGGTACAATTACAAATACAGAAATATCAAATGCCACAATTGAAAATGCAAAACTTGTAAATAGTTCTATCAAAATAGGTAGTACCACTATTGCTTTAGGCACCACAGGTGCAACAGATATAGCAGGCATTACTAGTCTTGTTGTAGATAATATTTCTGTGAACGGCAACACTATTGTAACCAATGATAACACAGCGGCATTAGTACTAGAAACACTTAACAGTCAAAATATTAGCTTGGCGCCAAATGGTGACGGCACAATAGCAGTTCCTTCAAATTATAATACAAGAACAGGATTTGGTGATGATAGCCTTACAAATAAAAAATATGTTGATGCTGTTGCAGCTGGTCTAGCTATTAAAAATGCAGTAAAAGTTGCAACAACAGTAGAATTAGCTGGAGTGACTTACACCCATAATGCAGGTACAATTGCTAGCGATACCAATGCTACTCTTGTGATTGATGGTCATACTGTGTTGCAAGGTGAAAGAGTCTTGGTTAAAGATCAAACAGCAGACGGTGGAGGTACAACTAATGCTGTGCAAAATGGTATATACACTCTTACCACAGTGGGCAACACAAGTCCAGGAGTTGCATGGGTTTTAACTAGAGCGGATGATGCTAATACCGATGCAGAACTACCAGGAGGTGCATTTTTCTTCGTAGAAGTTGGTAGTATAAATGGAGATGCAGGTTTTGTTACAACACATAATGGTACCCCTACATTAGGTACCACCGCCATTGCCTTTACTCAGTTTTCCGGAGCTGGAACCATTATTGCTGGTGATGCAATGGGCAAAACAGGTAACACACTTAACGTAAAATTTGATGGTGTTACCATAGAGCAAAATGCAGACGCATTACGTGTGAAAGATGGTGCAATTGACAATGATAAGGTAAAAGCAGCTACTATCTCTGGCAGCTTTGGATCCAGTGGTTATACTACATCTGGTATCTTGCAATCCAAATTAGCAATGAATGCAGCCGTGGCTACGAAATCCTCAGCAACTGGAATTACAGAAAGTGATTTAGGAATAGCACACTTTGATGCTAACCAATTTAGCGTGATATCAGGTTTTGCAACTGTAAACGCACTTGACGGAGGCAGTTACTAACAGGATAATAGATGACAACACAAATACAATTAAAAAGGTCATCTACTGTTGGCAGTGTTCCTACTGCATCAGATCTAGAATATGGTGAACTTGCAGTCAATACTAGAGACGGAAAGTTATTTTTCAAACATTTAGACTCTAATGGTGCGGAACAGATCATAAGCATTGTGGAGGATAAAGAAGATAACTTTTCTATTGATAGCAGTGGATTAACATATAGTTCTAGTAATACTTTAAAGACTGTGCTAGATGATCTTGATGCAACTATAATTACAAAAGCAGATTTCAGTGCCACTACTAATACTGCAAGTGGCACTGGTGATTTATCATATAATAATGCTACAGGTGTATTTTCTTTAACACCACCTGTAGTGCCTACATCAATTACAAATTTAGGTATAAGTGACGGACAATCTGGACAATTTTTACAAACAGATGGTGCAGGTAGTTTTTCCTTCGCATCAGTTGCTAATCCTTTAACAGTAAAAAAAATAAATTCTAATAATACAGCATTAACAACTGTAAACAATGTAACTGATATTCGTTTTGATACTGATAGCGGATTTGATGTAACAGATCTAGGATCAGGTGCAGTAAAAATACAGATGAACTCTACTTTCAAGACTTGGAAAGTAAGCGGTGAAACAGATTTAGTTGCAACAGGTTTAGATATAATAGAAATTGTTGCAGGATCTGGTATTGAAATCCTTACAAATCCAACAGGAAGCACCTATAAGCAATTGACAATTAACAATACACGGTTTGGTACTGGATCAGGTGGAGGTGCAATTGGAGTAATTATAGATATTTCTATTGCAGATGATGGAGATATGTTGTTACATCATGTTGATACTTTTAACAGCGATAATGCCAAAATAAACAGCAACGGAGAATTTATCTTAACAGATGAATAAAAGGACATAGTATGGCAACTTTAAATTTAGGCAGGGTAAGATTAAATTTCAAAGGAGAGTACAGTACTCTTAATGGAACCGATCTAGAATTTTTTGATGCTGTTACCCATAGTGGATCATTATATGTGGTCACTGCTACGGGGATAACCACAGTGGTTGACACTGACAGTGGCAATCGACCTCCTAGCACAACAGGCCAATCTAGTTTCAAAAAGATCACAGAAGGTTTTCAATTCCACACTACCTGGAATGACAATAAAATATATTATAAAAATGACATAGTATTCTATGCAAATACCAGTTACATTGCTGTGGCAGAAGTCCCTACTAGCACGAGTAATCCTGCTACAGAGGTTGCTAATGCCACAGGATATTGGGCTCCATTAGCGCAAGGTTTTGGTAATTACATTTCAACTTACAATGGTACTACTGTACTTGCAGAAGGAGATATGGTAAGATGGCAAGGCTCTTTATATCGAGCTAAGACTGCTACCACAAATAGTCAAACTCCTAGCAACACTGCAGCAAGTTTTGATGTTGTAATTCCAGGATTTGATCCGCAAGGCACATGGAGTGCAGGCACATATGTTTATCGGCAAGTAGTAGAATTCCATGGCAAATCTTATGTAGTAGTAGCAGAAGCTGGTACCACCCAGCAGCCATTAAATGCCACCACAGGCCTAGTACAAAGTGATTGGAAACTTTTAATAAACGGATTTAAGTTCGTTGGTGATTATGATGCAAGCAGTAGTGACGGATATTATGCTGGAGACATGATAGATTTCAATAATGTGTTGTATGCAGTCACTGGTAGACTACCGAGTGGTACCACTCCAATCCAAGCACCTAATGAAGTCAATCTAATTCTCCAAGCACCTACACTTGATCTACAAGATTTAGGAAATGTATCTACAACAAATGTATCAACAGGAAGTTTGTTGAGATACAACGCAGATAACAAATGGCATGCAAGTGATGTAAACCAAGATCTAGATATATCTCCGTTTGGTAGCACAGGCACTATTACAGTTGGTTCTGATTATCACACACGAGGAGCATTTAGTTCTCACAGTCTAGCACCAAAAGCCTATGTTGATTCTTTGTCTAATGGGCTTGATGTTAAAGCATCATGTAAAGTAGCAACAACACAAAATTTACCATCAAACTATAGTTTTGTAACCTTTTCTCTAACCAGCACCGCAAATGCTGCATTGATTATTGACACTATCACTCTGCAGGCAAATGATAGGATCTTAGTCAAGGACCAGACTGATCAAACCCAGAACGGTTTTTATTATGTCACTGACACAGGTAGTGGATCAACTCCTTGGGTAATAAAACGCACAGAAGATGCAGATAGTTCTGTGGATGTCACAGGAGGCTCTTTTACTTTTGTAGAGCAAGGGTCGGTAAATGCAAACAATGGTTTTGTAGCAACCCATAATGGAAGCCCAACATTTGGCACTACGGATATTACTTTTGAGCAGTTTTCAGGTGCAGGACAGATAGATGCTGGTGCTGGTCTTATAAAGGCTGGTAACACACTGACTGTGCAAACAGATAACAGCACACTTGAAATCAATAATGATATTGTGAGAATTAAAGATCAAGGTGTTGTGAATGCAAAAATTGCAAATACCACAATTGATCTCTCAGCCAAGGTTACAAATCAATTACCTGTGGCTAATGGTGGTACAGGGTTAGCCACTGTAACTTCTAATGCAATACTCTATGGTAATGGGACTGGTAATTTACAGGTAACTACTGCTGGCACTGGTGGTTACATACTCTATTCAAACAGTGGTACACCTGATTGGACAAATGTTATCAACGGCGGTATATACGGAACCGGCACTGGTACAACGACTGGATTTTTAGCAAAAATTAAACCTAGGCGCAGTGAAGTATCATTTGAGATACCAAGTGCAGCTGATATTGAAGAGGGTGAACTTGCGGTAAATACAGTAGATAAAAAAATATATGTTAGAGATAGCAACAATGCTATTATCGAAATAGGTAACACAGAAGGAGGCGGAGGTGCTGCTTCTGATGATGGATTTATTAATGCACTTATATTTGGATAACAAATGACAACTGTGGTAGGAAATAAAATTTTAAAAAATTTAGGCACAACCCAAACTACCCTTTTAGAAACCACAGCTAATAATCGTTTCACTGTGATTGGTCTAAGTTTCACTAATGTGAGTGATAGTATTGTTTACGTAGATGCCACCTTGGATGATGGCTACTACATGAAAGATGTGATGCTGCCAGTTGGTAGCAGTCTCAGAGCCATCAATTCTGGCGAAAAACTTACAATGGGGTTCAACAGTAATTTCAAAGTAAGTGCATCGGCAAATAATTCTATTGACGTTATTGCTAGTTTTGCTAGTATCGTAGAACAAGGTCTTGACACTGAAGTACAACTGCTTGAAGGTGAAGGCATACGAATAGTAAGGAATGGTAATAAAATAAGGGTAGGTGTTGTACCGCAAGATTTACATATTGGTGTGGCAGCAGATGATAGTTCAGTCAAAGATATCAAGATTGGAGAAACACTAGAATTACGTGGCACCCAAAATATATCAACTGCAAGTGATGCAGAAGGCCGTATAACTTTTACTGGTCCAGATCTTACATCTTATGTACAAAGCACAGATGTAGCTTGGCAGATTAGTGCGGATAATGATACATACCGAAATATAATTGTAGGAAACAGGATAAAAGTCAGCGGTACACAAAATGTTTCAACAACTAGCGATGCAGTAGGAAACATAGTAATTGCTGGACCTGATCTTTCTAATTATGTGCAAAACACTGCCACTGCTTTCAGTATTACCACAGATGACACTACCACAGATCCTGTTTTAATAAATGAAACGATACAAATAAAAGGCGGTAATAATATCACAACCAGTAACGATGGCAGTGGTGGCATTGTTATTTCTGGACCCGCTAATCTGTTGAACATAGGAGCTGATGATTTACAATATAAACAATTAAGTATTGGCGCAAACTTTGCTATAAAAGGAGGCACCAATGTTACAACAACAAGTGATGCAAATGGCAATATAACAATAAATGGTGCAGATCTTACAAGTTATGTGCAAAACACAGATGTCGCGTGGCGAAAGGGTGATCAAGCAGGTACATATCAGGATGTAACTGTAAACAACACGGTGCAGTTCAGAGGCTATAACGGTATTACCGTTTCTCACATTACAAATGGTATTGGTATCACCGGTCCGAGTGTGCTTTGGAGGATCGCAGCAGATGATGATCAATACAAAACAGTAGGTGTAAATCAGAACATTAAGCTAATTGGAGGTTCAGGTATTACCACTACAAGTGATTCAAGTGGAAATATTACAATCACCGCTGGTGGGGGTGCAATCACTCTAGGTTCACTAGCAAATGTAACCACAACTAATCCACAGAATAATGATATATTGGTTTACAATAATAACCAATGGGTAAACACTCCAAACACTGCAGGCGATTTAGATCCAATCGTTGCTGCAATAGCATTAGGATAAATAATGGCGAGCGTATTTAAAGTTAAAACAAAAGCAGATACAAGTGCAAGCACAGCAGATACAGTCTATACAGTGCCTGCCAGTAAGACATCAGTGGTGCTAGGACTTGTGCTGGCTAACAAGGCCGCAGCAAATATTACAGTAACTGTCACGCTGGTATCTGATACAGCAGACACAGAAACGAATGCAGATGTTCTATTATTAAGTGGAGTTAGTGTGCCACAGAACAGCACACTAGAAATGTTTGCAGGACAAAAATTGGTATTACAGCAGACAGATGCCATAAAAGTTTTAAGTAGCACTGCGAGTGCATTAGATGTTACACTCAGTATTTTAGAAATGGATAATGCATGAGTAAAGTTTTGGATATTGCTAATAATCAATTTGCGTTGTTGTCAGGTGTGTCTGTACCGCAAGTAATTAACACAGCATATACGGCAATCGCAGGTAAAAACAGTTTATTTTATGGCACAGTTGAATTTAGCAATACTGTAACGGTGCCTAACACAGCAAATCTTATGTTTATAGGTACAGATGTAGATTTTAAACAAGATATCAATGTGCAAGGCACATTAGATTGGAGAACATAAATGGCAGATTTTAAATTAAATGGCGTAACATTTGCTACAGAGAGTAATAATAAAATAAATTTCAGTAGCGATGTTTTATTCAATGGACATGTATTGCAGGTTGTGCAGCAACAACACACTAGTGGGGCAGCAATTGGTACAGGTTATACTACACCGGTTGCAACAAACTTTATAGCAACATTGCCCTCTTTAAAGTCAAACACTAATAAAATTTTTATATCTCTCAATGGTGGAGAAGCTGATTGTGATGGTGCAGGTATTAGAACTTTATATTTTTATCAATCAATAGCCGGTGCATCATACACGGCGATACCTAATGCAGAATTTGCCCAATCTGTAAATCATACATCTTATTCTAGATTTCCTACTGCAAATCAATGGTTGTATACACCAGCCACGACACTGCAGGTTAGTATACAAGTTTATTTGTCAGCTAGTGCAAACAATCATTGGCTTACAAATGGTAAAGTGGTGACTCTAACGCTTATGGAGATAGGACAATGAATTATAGAAATGAAGCATTAAAAATCATAATGAAGGGAAGGATTTGGACCAATACAGCAAATAATGAAATTATTATTCATGATAACGGACACAAACCTACTGAAACAGAAATACAAGAAAAAATAGAAGAAGTTATTGCTGCTGAACCTATGATGATGTTGAGAGATGAGAGAGATAAACTTCTTGCCGAAACAGATTGGCGAGCAACAATTGATTATCAAGGTGCAAAACAGAGTGAATGGTTGACTTATAGGCAAGCACTGAGAGACTTGCCAGCCAACACAGCAGATGCCAATAATCCAACATGGCCAACACCCCCGGAGAGTGATTAATGCCATACCTAGGATCAGCACCAAGGACCACAAACGCAGCTAATTTGATAGATCATAAGGAATATCTTGGTGCTAATGCTGACACGGCAACCAACAGTGGATACTATACTTTTGTTGCAAGTTATACACCAAATCATGTGAGTGTGATTGTGAGAGGTATTAATCTCGCAACCAGTGATTATGTAGCTACAAATGGTGTAGATATACGCATACCAACCAGCAGTATTACACTGCAAGCGGAAGACGTAATAGAAATACTAGGACATACCACAACCACTAATCAAGTGATAGAACGCAGTGATATACACCTAACAGGCGGACAGGCTGTAAACATGCAGAAAGTAGAAGCAAGATATTTTATGAATCCCAATACTTATACTGCTGATCTACATATTCCTGCTGCAAACAATGCATTCTTTGCTGGACCTGTCAATTTTACAGGTACACTGAATGTTGAGGGTGTGCTAAACGTAATTTAGGAAAAACTATGCCAAGTATTACTAAACAGAAAAGTGTACTAGTTGGAATAAACACAAAAACGTTTACGAATGATGTTGTGGTAGATAATAACTACAGCGCCATACTAAGTGGTCCTATCACAGTTCCAAATATCACAGTGAATGGCACACTGAATGTTGTAAACAATCTCAATGTTACAGGTAACATTGTGATTGGCAGCACAGGAAACTTAAATTTAACTGGATGATCAATGCCTGATGCAAGTTTGACCATAGATGGCACAGAAGTAATACGTAAAGCAAGCGGAGTTGTAACTGCAAATCATTTTGCTGGACATATTTTACAAGTACAGTATACTCAGTTTAAGGGTACTGCTAGGATGACAGGTATGGTAAAACGTACTCATTATCCAATTTGTGATGGAGTAGCTGGAAGTGGCACTGAAATTTTAAATGTAAGCATAACTCCTAGATTTACTAATTCAGTTATTTGGTTACAGGTTGGTTGGTGTGGAGAATTTGAAGATTATAATGTTGTTCATGATTCTATGTTTGGAATTATAAGAGATTCTACAGCAATTGGAATTCCAGATATTGGTGGTGGTTTAGGTTCTGTAAACGTTATGGCTCATGGAGTAACACCTCCTGCTTTAAGTTTTTATGGTGATGACGCTACAGATACTTTGGAAAGTGCGAAATATCAATATTTTGATCAGCCAAACACACTTTCTGCTGTTACCTATAAAGTTTCTATACACTATTCAAGAAATATCAGTGCTACTGGATTATATACAAATAGAAATGTTGCAGGTAATGCAGCTACAGGTTCATATGATTTAGAAAATAAAGAACGTGGAATATCATCTATTGTTGCTATGGAAATAAAACAATAATAAAGTAAAAGGTAATTAAATGAGTAATGCTAGAGATATTGCAGAGGTTGAACAGCAAGAAAAGACTTGGCAAGATCAAGCTTATGACCGTGCATTAAGGAGACTGCGAGAAAAACGCAATCAACTCTTAACAGAAACAGATTGGATTATCACAAAAGGATTAGAGCAGGGCACAGAACTTACTGAATGGAAAACATATAGACAGTCACTAAGAGATTTTCCCACAACAGCTGAACCACAACTAGATGACGATGGTAATTTAACAAACATAATTTGGCCGGAGGTACCTGCGTAATGCCTTACATAGGGAACCAACCAACCACTGAAACGGTACAGGACAGTAGATCATACACAGGCGATGGCACTCGCACAGTTTTTGGTGTAAAATATAACAGTAATTTTGTCTCAGTATTCCAAAACGGAATAAAACTAAATGAAGGTACTGATTACAATATCCATGCTGAAGGCACAATGATTACCTTTGTTGCCGCACCAGAGTCAGGAGATATTGTTAATGTAGTTGGCACTAATGAACTTACAGACATAGCTCGCAGCAGTTACATGCGAGAAACATTTACCAGCACTGCCGGACAAACAGAGTTTTCAGTCACGCAAAATTTTGGTGCGAGTGATAAAATTAACGTGTATCTAAATGGCTTGCGATTGAGCGAAATAGACTACACGATAAATTACACCACCAGGAAAATAATTTTTGCAGCAGGTAGGTTGGTAGATGATGTTGTGGCAGTTGAAATAATTACTCCTGGATTCCGCAGTGATCAACATTTTACCCGGGGAGAAAGTGCACATCATCTCAGTTTGGCTAATCCCAGCACTATGTATGCAGATGTAACAGTAGCTGCAGATGAAAATGCATTGATAGTTGGTCCTTTAACAGTAAATAGTATTATAACAGTAAATGGAAGTTTAACGATAATATAACATGGCAAGTTCACTACACATAGATAATCTAAAAGAAAGAACCCTTGCAAATTCTATTGTCCTACATAATAATATCCGTAACTCTAGTGGTTTAGTGTTAGTAAATGTTAATGGTGACGACACTGCTACATTCAATGCCAGCTTTATTGGTTCAATCGCAGCGTTTGGCACCGACGTAGTGCCTGCAGGATGGTTAGAGTGTGACGGATCTGCTGTAAACCAATCGACTTACAGTAGCCTGTATGGTGTGATTGGTACGAAGTGGGTAACTGCATGGGCATCAGGACAGAGCATTACCGCAAACCAATATAGGAAAAACGCTGCAGGTGCAGTATATCAAGCAGTAGGTTCAGGCACTACTAGTGGTTCAGACCTTGAATCAGATAGCGGGGTCAGTTGGAACCCAGTCTCAGTTTTCGAAGTACCTGATCTACGTGGAGAATTCCTGCGTGGTTGGGACAACACTAGAGGCGTAGATTCTAGCAGGACATTTGCTAGTGCTCAAGGCGATCTGTTCAAAAGCCATAATCATAACACAGGCGGTATAGGTTTTGGCGGAGGTAGTGCTACCTCCAGTCATTTTTATGCTGTTGGTAGTGGTGGCGGTGGACCAGTCACTGTAACCAGCGCAGGTGGGTCAGAAACAAGACCTAGGAATATCTCTGTTATGTATTGTATAAAACACTAGGAAAACATGTACGCTTATAATATTTACACAGGACAACCAGTACGTAGACAAAGAAGTCCCCTAGAAGAAAATGTATATCTGTTACCCAAGGACAGTACAGAAGTCGCACCGCCGGAGTTTGATACTGACAAAGAAACTTGTGTGTTTAATGGTGTTGAATGGATAATAGCGAAAATAACAACACCTGAACCAATAGCAGAACCTGAACCCACTTATCAAGAAAAAAGATTGACTGCATATGGTTCTCCACATGAACAATTAGAATTTATAACTGAGAAAGGTTTAACTGCATGGAAGAGTCGTGTGGCAGAAATTAAGAAACAATATCCGAAAGAATAACTATGCCAGGTATAATCAAAGTAGATGAAATAGAACAAGGACCAGGAGGCGCTGGTGTAAAGCTGAAACATGCTCTCAAAGACAGCAGTGGCCAGGACATAATCAGTGAAACCGCAAACACTGTCACAGTTGCTACTGATAAATTAAATATTGGCACAACTGAGGTAATAGACAGCTCAAGACAGATAAAGAATACCACACTGGCAGATAGTGTGGTACCTGCACACAGCTACATGTTTCGAAACAAGATTATAAATGGCAGTATGTCAGTAGCACAGTATTCAACCACACCAGTCACAGGTGTCACCGCATCGGGAAAACCCGTGGTTTGTGATAGATGGCATACGTTTGGTAGCGGATTTGGTGAATATACTCTAGCACAAAGCACTGATGCACCTGCAGGCTTTGCAACAAGTTTGTTGATAGACAACACAGCAACCAGTGGTGCTGGTGGTTCAGATCATTTTGGCATACAATACAAGTTTGAAGGTCAGGAACTACAATCATTCGTAAAAGGCAACAGTGCTGCACAGCCAATGACCGTGAGTTGGTATAGCAAGACCACCAAGCCCGGGGTGTACACTGTAGAGCTAGACGATCGAGATAACACTCGCAGTATATCAGCACAATTTACAGCAACCACTGCTTGGACAAGGCACAGTGTTACATTTCCAGGTGATACTACAGGGGCGCTTGATAATGATAATCTTGCTTCTTTGCATTTAAGCTGGTGGTTAATGGCAGGCACAGGCTTTACCAGTGGTACACTACAAACAGCATGGGATGCTAGGACTAATGCAAACAGGGTAAGCTCAACAAATATTAATCTAAGTGATAATATTGCAAACAGTTTTTACATTACCGGAGTACAATTAGAAATGGGCAACACAGCCACACCATTTGAGCATCGTCAAATAGGAATGGAATTAAGTTTGTGTCAAAGGTATTTCTTTAATTTTACATCACTTAGTGGGTTGATAATACATCCCTACACAAGCACATTATCACAAACAAATATATATTTTCCTGTTTCAATGAGAAGTACCCCAACAATAGCCACAATCACTTCTGATAGAGTCGCTTTAGGAGGTGTATCTAATATATCAACTACATTAACTTCTGGAACCACTTCTTATAGGAGCAATTCTGGTGGATCTCAACAGGTAACAATACGATTCACTTCCTCAACATCACTTACTACTGGGACAAGTTATATGATATTTCCTGATTCAGTTAACAGTGGTGCTACATTTTCATCAGAGTTATAATGTATAAATTAATAAAAGAAAATAACAATATTGTAAATATCTTAAATCTAAAACAGCAATTATGGATTCCATTAGACCCAGCCAACTCAGACTATCAAGAATACTTAACGTGGCTTGCAGAAGGTAATGAACCAGAACCAGCAGATGAACCGGGAGAATAAATAACATATGTCAGGAACACTATACGCAGATAACTTCCATGGTAAGTTGATGATGCATGATACAACATACAGTGACACAGTAACCATAACTGATAATTATTCAGCCATTCTGGTTGGACCTATCACGGTCAGTGGTAGCATAACCGTGCCAGAAACCAGCAATCTTACTGTGTTTAACAACATCTCAGTCACAGGCACTGTTGACGTAACAGGTACAATGGATATAAGATGAGTGGATCAATCACAGTAGGCGGTAAGACACTAGCAAGTCACGATAATGGGACTGGAAATCTCAGTTTAAATAACAATGTTCAATTCCCTGCTGGACATGTGATCCAAACAAGAAGTGTAACCACATATGTAGCTCAATCTTCACAGGTAGATGTAACATATGCCACTACACCAGCTTCAAGTGGAACACTCAGTGCTACATTAGATTCAAATGGCATTTATAGGTTGAAGGATTCGGAAGGGTCATATTTGACTATCCCTAATTTTAGTGCAAAGCAAGGTAATTTATTAATTGGTACTATTTCTTATGGTGGACCTAACATAGAGTCTTTATCTTGGTACTCAATGGGTGTGCAATGGGGTAGTGAAAATAGAAGAACCTATAAAAAAATGGGTTATGATGGTGGAGGTAATTATCATGCAGCAGAATCTACAGTAATTCTTTATACTTGTTTGGAGGATTTAAATAATGTGGATGTACATGCGATCCTTAGAATTGAAGAATCTGGTAAAACAATGGAATTTGCAACGCATGATGATACTACGGCTAATGTTACCAATTGGGGCCGACTTGGAGGTTCTTATTCAGATGTAGCTTTTTATTTCATAGTGCAGGAAGTCCAACAATGAGTAACTATTTATACCAAGCAGGAATTGCACTTGCCGGTGAAAATTCCGTAAGAACAACACATAGAAATTACATTGAATTTTTTGATCATATTGATCCAGTACCTTCATGGGAACAAATTCAAGAAAAAATAACAGAATTAAAAGCACTAGAACCAATGCGCTTGCTACGCATAGAACGCAATCGTAGATTAGCAGAAACAGATTGGGTAACAATAAAAGCATACAGTCAAAGTTTAGTAGTTTCTGAAGAATGGAAAACATATTTACAATCACTTAGGGATCTACCAGAAACACAAGAACCAAAATTAGATGATCAAGGTAATTTGACAAATGTTGATTGGCCGGAGGTACCTGAATAATGGCAACTCTTACAATTGGTGGAAAAACCGTATTTACTCAATCAGGTACAGACGAACCTATCCTTAAAAATAATGTATTGATTGAAAAAGGTATTATTGACGGTGACGCAGCTTATGGATATGCGCAACTGAAATTAATTAATCATTTAAACACACAAGGCAATATAACCTGGGAAACAATCGTAGGGGATACCACTAATATTACCAAACCTTCAAGTAATCACGTAGTGAGATTAGCCATAGCAGGAATTTATCTAATACAGATAAATTTTGTAGGATATCTATCTGATAATGAAAGTGGAGTAGCTGTGAGATTATACAGCGGTGATGGTGTTGTCTTACAAGAAAGTAGAGACAGTATTGAACAAGCAGATAGCACTGATACAAACTGTTGCGCAGCATTAACCTATGTAGCAAATTTTTCTGCAGGAGCTACGTTTTACGTAGATTTCATGTCTGATATCCACCAGACTGCGAAATGTCATAAAGTAACCCATGGTTCAGTTGTTTTACTAAGGAGAACAGCGTAATGGCAGGAACACTCAAAGTTGGCGGAAATACAATAGCAACACACACTGGCGTAGAGGGCACAGGGCAAGTGTCACTGACTAATGTTAGCCTAGGTGGTGGAGCTTTCATGTTCCGCAACAAGATTATCAACGGTGGCTTTGATATTTGGCAAAGAGGAACATCATTTACTATATCTAACTCGACTAATACATATTCTACCGACAGATGGAGATTTTTAGGTAGTGCCTTCACAGGTACGCTAACAAGAGAAAATTTTAGTCCTGGACAAACTGAAGTACCGAATAACCCAGACTATTTTGCAAAATGGACGGTTACAACTAATCCAGCAGGTAATATGGCGTTTGGACAGTACATTGAAAACGTAAGGACGCTTGCTGGAAAAACTGCAACTTTATCACTATATTTAAAATCAAGCTCAACAATCTCAGCAGATAACCTACAGATACGTTATAGGCAAGTTACTGGTGGCACAGGTGGTACTAACAACGCAATTAATATTGGAGAGATCACAACAGCCTGGAAGAAATTCACATTCCAACTTAATATTCCTTCATTGACAGGTGCTGGTTTAGGTACTCCAAATGTCAGTTATTTGGCTTTAGAAATACTTTCTCCTTCTGCCCATACATCTGCTTTTGATTTGTCAATAGCACAAGTCCAACTAGAAGAAGGCACAGCAGCCACACCGTTTGAGCACAGGCCCATTGGAGTGGAGTTAAGTTTGTGCCAGAGGTATTTCGAAAAAAGTTATGATCTAGCTGATGGAATAGGTGGCAACAGTGCAAAGGGTATGATTAGAGCTAATGCAAGAGATTCCGGTTCCTTTCACAGAGGCGACATAAGATTTAAAGTTAGTAAGCGAAGTTTACCTGAAATAAAAATTTATGCTTATTATAGCGGCACACTAGGACACTATAGGGATACAAGCAATGGTGTAGATAGAGCTGCATTATCACAATATATAGGTGAAAATAGTTTTGAAGCCTATGCAAGTGGTGGAGTAATGTCAACTGGTGCTTTGCATGGTTTCCACTATACAGCAAACAGTGAGTTATAAGAATGTACAAACTTTTATTAACATATGATTTAGAACCCTCCGATTGTATATTAAGAATAGAAGATAGAGCTTGTATTCCTATGGATGAATCTAATGTTTCATATCAAGAATACCTAGCATGGTTAGCACAAGGCAATGAACCAGAACCAGCAGATGAATCACAAGAATAAATACTGTAAAGGTATCCTATGAGCGAAATAAAATTAAGTGGCACTACGGTAATAGACAACACCGGTGGTACTGTTACAGTAGACGCTAACCAGTTGCAGATTGGCAGCACTACGGTTATAGATAACAACAAAAAATTATCTAACGTTGATATTGTGCCAAATTCCAGCTTCATGTTCCGCAACAAGATTATCAACGGCGGAATGCACATAGCTCAAAGAGGAACCTCATTTTCTTTTGCACATGATGGTACTACTTCTGGACATACTTTAGATAGGTTTCAATTTGTTACTGGCAATACAGATGAGTATGATTGCACAGTTTCTCAGTATTCAATGTCTACATCAGATTTAAATACAACAGGACATAGTAATGCGTTAAAACTTTTGACAGGTACTGCTGAGTTAGCAATTGTAAATAATGAACAAGTTCATATTTCTTATAAAATTGAAGCTCAAGATTTGCAGGATTTACAGTATGGAACTACTTCAGCAAAAACAGTGACATTAAGTTTTTGGGTTAAGTCATCAGTAACTGGAACATATGCAGTTGCTGGTTATAAAGATGACTCTACCACCAGAATAATAAACAGAACTTACACAATAAACTCTGCTGACACTTGGGAGAAAAAAACTATTAGTATAGTTGGTGATACAGACAGCACCGGATCTATTGTTAATGACAGTGGGGAAGGACTAAGAATTGTATGGGCTCTTGCTTCTGGATCAGATTTTAATAGTTCAAGTTCAACAACTTGGACTAATTATTCTAATGCTCATTTTTTAGGGGGTCATGTACAAAATGGAGTTGTTACAACAGCAAATGCGGATTGGTATCTAACTGGAGTCCAGCTTGAAGAAGGCACGGTCGCAACACCGTTCGAGCACAGGCCAATAGGAATGGAACTTAGTTTATGCCAAAGATACACAACAACAATAGGTAATGGTTATTTTGCAGGTAATGGGGCTGGTGGTTCTGCTATAGTTTTTGGTGTACCTCTTTGTGTGCCTTTAAGGGGCGCACCATCCATAGAAAAAATAGGTGGGGCAAACATTAGTATACACAGATCCGGTAACAACACTAATGCTAATGCCACAGTAACAGTTAGTGCCTGGAAAGAAAATGCAACAGTACTAAAGCTTAGAACTTCACATAGTAGTAGTGATGAAAGTGTCTATTCTTTAAATGTAAATAATAGTTTCCTAGTGGTATCAGAATTATGATTCAATATAAAAT